TGCCGACGTGGAGTGGTCGCATGACGGGTACCTGCGAAAGTCCGGGTGCTGGACCACCAGGTTGCGGGGCATCACGGCCAGTGTTGACCACGGGTTTGATATCGCCGACGTTGCCGATATCACCCAGCTGGTGCTGACCTCGGTGGCTCGCAACCTGGCCAACCCGTACGGGCTGGCGCAACAGGCTGTCGGTGGCGTATCGGTGTCCCTGGGGCCCGTAGGGGCTCCGGGGCAGGGTGGCGGTGTCATTGCCTTCGAGGGTGGCCAGCTGCTCACCCTGGACCTGTACAGCCTGGAGCACCGGGCATGATCGGGCTGCCCCCGCTGGCCAACCAGACCGTCACCATCGAACGCCCGGTCACCATTCAGGACCACGGTTCCACGGTGCCCGACTGGAGCCAGCCACCGGCTGAATCGGTGGTGGTCACCGGGTGCTCGGCGCAACCAGCTGGTGGCAGCGAAGACCGCCTGCACCGCGACCAGGTTGGCGCGCAATTCACCCTGTTTGCCCCCTCCAGCACCGTCATAGGCGGACTCGACCGGGTATGGGTGACCGGTTATCCCAACCCGTTGCGCATCGCCGCAGAGCCAGCCAGGTGGACGCCTGGATTCCTCAATCACACCGAGTTTGCGCTGGTCGCCTGGGAGGGCTGAGCCATGGCCGTGCAGGTCAAGATCGAGCTTCACCCGGACGCCATCAAGAACCTGCTCCGCACCGACCAGGGCATTCATGACGACCTGGAATCCCGGGGCGAGAAGGTGCGGGATAGCGCCAACCAGAAAACAGGCGACGAATTCGATCACGAATCCGCTGTGTACGTGGGATTCGACAGGCAGCGCGCGGTCGTGCGCACAGCCAGCCAGGAGGCCCGGGTCGAGGAGGCCGAGAATCACACCCTGCTGTCCAGCCTGGACGCGGCCAGGTCGCCATGATCCTGGACCCGGACGTTGAACAGCTGGTCATTGATTTCCTGAACGGTGCGCTACCGGGCCAGGGGATCACCGATTACCCGGCAGCCGACCGGGTACCCGACGGGGCGAAATCCATCACGGTGATTCGCACCGGTGGTATTCGCCGCGACCTGGTGACTGACGAAGCGCAGATCACCATTGACGTGCGCGGGCCCACGAATTCGCAAGTGGTCACCGTTATCAACACAGCCCGAATGCTGCTGAATGACCTCTGGGGCAGCGTCCTCGACGGCCATGCCGTCTACACGGTGCGCGAGTTGTCGGGCCCGTACAGCAATCCCACCTCAACCGATCTGACTCGGTATTCGCAGTCATTCCTGGTGGCCGTTCGGGCTACTCAGGTCATCTGAAAGGAACCGGTATGCCCGGACAACTGAACGCCGACCTGGTTTACGTCGGCTCCCCGGATCGAGTGACCGGGGCAATCATGTCGGCAGAGAAGGGCACAGCCCTGCCCGACGACGCCAGCACTGCACCAGCTGGTGCCTGGGAGGATTCGGGGTACATCAGCGAGGATGGCTGCACGCTGTCCGACGCTCAGACCTGGGTGGATATCAAGGACTGGGGCGGCGACACGGTGCGCCGAATCAAGTCGGAATCCCAGGTCACCATTGCGTTCTCATTCCTGGAAATCAACGACCGGTCGGCGGCAGCGGCATTCGGCGACGACAACGTGTCGGTCACCGGTGGGGCCATTCAGATCAAACTGAATGTCAATGAGCCGCCCCGTAAGGCGTGGGTCATCAACATGCTGGACGGCGACCGGTATCTGCGAATCACCGTGGCCGATGGGCAGATCACCGACCGGGGCGACCTGACTTTCACCAGGCAGGGCGCAATCGTCATTCCGGTCACCCTCACCTGCTACCCGGACGAGAACGGCGACGCCGCGATCATCTACGCCGAGGGGCCCGATGGTGGCGGGGCGGCAGCTGCTACCGGGGCCACGGCGGGCACACCGGGCACCTGGACGCCTGGTGGGGCAACACCTCCCGCCGACGCTGCCGGGGCCACCAGCGTGGTCGCCAGCCCGACTACGGCCTGGACCACCGGCCAGTACGTGCAGGGCAGCACTGGCGGTACCGGTGGCGAGATGTTCTGGAATGGCACTGCCTGGACCGCTGGCAAGGCCACCTGATTTGACGGCCCGGGTCGCTGGCTTCACGGGACCAGCGACCCGGGCAACCCTTCCCGTGTCCCCGTGAACCGTGAAAGGAAATGAGCATGGCGAACAACAGTAAGGGCGGCACCACCATCGCCCGGGCAAAGACGAACGGCGAGGTCGGCCCGGGCAGCAGCGAGCCGTTCACCTACACCACCGATTCCGGTGAGGAATTGACGGTGGCCAGCCTGGCCAAGCCATTCAAGACTGCTGGCGAGTTGCGAAAGATGCGGCGAGCCAGCCCGATTGACCTGGCCTACTACATCATTGAGCGGGACCTGGACAAGGACGGCCTACGAATCGTGGACGAGATGTCGATGGAGGAATTCAACGACAAGTTCAGTCGGCAGTGGGCACTGCACTCCGGGATCGACCTGGGGGAATAGCTGGCCTCCTGTCCCAGCCCCGGGAAACCTGGGACGCGCTGGAGGCCGACCTGCTGTCCACGGGGCTGACCCTGGACGACTACCCGAAACGCCTTAGCCTGGGCGCGATCCGGTCATTCATGCACTGGGCCGACCCCGATACCTCTGCCGTGGCAAGGCTTCTGCGCGGCCCGGAGGCTGGCTGGCGACACATCGAGGAGCTACTGGCCACCATCCTGGAGGTTCTGATGGAGGCCAACTGGCAGCGGGCAGGAAAGAAGAATGCCCCGCATCCCAAGCCGATCACTCGCCCGGGCAAAGAGCCGGAAGGTGTGCAGCACTTCGGGAAAGAGCCCATGAGCATCAACGAGTTTGAACGCCGACTGGCCGAAAGGATGGCAGCCTGATGGCCAGCGAGAACACCATCGCCACGGCATATATCCAGCTGGTGCCAACCCTTTCCGGCGTCCAGGGTGAGCTTGGCAAGGCGTTCGGTGGCCCGGAGATCGACAAGGCTGCCGAGGACGCGGGCAAGGCCACCGGGTCCAAGTGGGGCGGTGCCTTAACGGCAGCTGCTGGCGTCGCTGCGGGGGCAGCGGTCGCCAGCGGTGCAGCCCTGGCCGGGCTGTACCAGATTGGCAGCACGTTTGACGACGTGGCCGATTCCATTCAGCTGGCCACCGGCAAGACCGGTGCCGACCTGGAGGCCCTGACCACCTCGGCCAAGAATGTCGGCACCCAGGTGCCCGTCTCATTCGACAAGATCGGGCCAGCCCTGGCCAACGTGTCACAGCGGCTCGGGCTGACCGGTGGCGACCTGGAAACAGTCACCAGTCAATTCCTGGCCCTGGGTGAAATCACCGGCAAAGAACTGAACATGGACCAGGCCACGGCCTCGTTCAATGCCTTCGGCATCAAGGGTGCCGACGTGGCCACCCAGATGGACACCCTATTCAAGATCAGCCAGACCACCGGCACCGGGATTGACGAAATCACCGGGGCCATCCAGAAGAGCGCGCCAGCCCTGCAACAGATGGGATTCGGGTTCCAGGAAAGCGCTGCCCTGGTCGGCCAACTCGACAAGGCAGGGCTCAACACCCAGGGTGTACTCGGTGGAATGGGCAAGGCCCTGGTCACCCTGGCGAAAGACGGCGAGAAGCCCCAGGAGGCATTCCAGCGGGTCACCGGCCAGATCGGCGAACTCACCAAGGCCGGGGACGACGCGGCAGCCATTGACCTGGCCAGTTCGCTGTTCGGTACCAAGGGTGCAACGCAATTCGTTGAGGCCACCAAGAACGGCACCCTCAACGTCGATGCCATGACCCAGGCGTTGGGCGACAACCAGACAACGATTCTCGGTGCCGCTGGCGATACCGCCGATTTCGCCGAGAAGTGGACGCTGTTCAAGAACAAGGCCCTGGTCGCGCTGGAACCCGTTGGCACAGCCATCTTCAACGTCGCCGGTGCCATCGGTGACAAGCTGAATGCTGCCCTTGACGTGGTGATTCCGAGCGTCGAGAACCTGGTCAAAATGATGGGGTCCGGCGATTTCCAGGGTGGCATATTCGGCCTCCAGGAAGACTCCCCGGTCATCGGTGGCCTGCTACTCGCGCGGGACACGTTCAACACCACCAAGGACACCATTCGCGATGCGTGGAAGCTGTTGCGCTCCGGCGATTTCACCGGTGGCACCGTGCTGGGCGAGGAAGACAGCCCGCTGGTTAGGGCGTTGCTCGGTGCCCGGGATGCCTGGGACGAATTCTGGCC